TAGCAACAGAAGAACAGGATAAAGTAGTTGTTGATTCTGTTAAAGCTGAAATTTCTGAAGAAAATAAAGAGACTGAAGGAACAGAAGCAGAGCTCACTGGTGAAACAGTTGCCCCTGAGCAAAATGCGGATGATTCAGTCAATAAACTTCAGGCTCTTGAAGAAGAAAACCAGAAGCTTAGAAGTGCATTACATAGAACTCTTGCAGAAAGAGTTGTTGATGCAAAGATTACAGTTGGTATTGAATCATACGATGCTAGAGAAGCATTAGTAGCTGATCACGTTAAGCGTACAGCTTCTTCTTTAGCTGATTCTTTAAGAGATCTTGCAGGTATGCCAGCAGCCAAAAAGGCCAAAGCAGCTATGCCAGAAATCAATTTTGAAATCGAAGCTACCGAGAATGAGACAGGTGTCATAACTCTCGATGGAAAAGATCAAGAAAAAGAAACAGTAGAAGCAACACCATTTGAAGATATCTTTGTAGATGCTCTTATGGGCCGTCGTAAACTTTAAAAAAAAATATATCTTAAGGAGATACTTAAATGAGTTTAGCAAAATTTCGTAAAGTTGGCACTAAAACCGGTGCTGGTCGCTTTGTAGTTTCGCAGGGTATCGCACCTGCAGCCTACTTGCTCACACACCCAGGTCTTCCAACCTGGTACACAGATAGTGAAGATGATCGTTTTGAAGTAGTAATCACCAAGAGAACAATCCTTTCGGTAGTTGCTGACAGCAATGGCGACGCACGCGTTGTCCCTGCAAACGGTACATCATCAGACAAGGCTTATGGAGACAATATGCCTTCAACCTGGGACCCAATGAATGGCGCAACGCCAAACTATTCATCGGGTGCAACTGACACAGTAACTGTGTCTGCTCGCTCTATTCCAATTGGTGTTGCACAGTATGACCTTTATCGTCCATTTGATAAGGGCACATCACAAGGTGCAGGTTTCATTACCCATGGTTACGTAGAGTACCCAATGGTTAGTGGATTGAACGCTGACGTAACTGTTGGTTCGCTCGTAAGATCGGATAGCATGGGACGTCCAGTTAAGGCAGCGGCAGCGGATTTCTTAAATTTGACTGACGTTTATTCTTACCTCCAGGTTGGTAAGGTTATTGAGGTAGAAAAGTTTGCAACCAACTTTGATGATGGTCTGCTTTCCTACATGCAATTGCCGTCAGATCCAGGTGCTTTGAAGACTGTATACGAGCTCACACGCTCGGGTTCATTCTCAGGTAAATTGGGTATACGTTCTAACTTGGACGTTACAAATGTGGTTGGTGCATTCCGCGTCAACCTCACACTTTAAGAAACAATAGCAGGAGGAAAGATCCTAAGATGAGTAAGACAATCCAAGAGCTCCTCTCGGGTCTCCCAGCATGGGAGACTGTATTAACCGAGGATGGGCACATCGACGAAAATAATAGAGTGACCATCAAAGAGGCTTTTGCATCACCAGATGCAGCAGCACTTTTTCCTAAGGTCATCTCTCGTACACTTAGAGAAGCAGCAGAGCCACAGTTACTCGTGACTCCACTATTATCAACAGTGCGACTAGGAAAAGGACGCTCCTTGGAGTTTCCAGCCGTAAACGCAATTCAAGCAGCAGAAATTCCAGAAGGACAAGAGTACCCAGAACAGGCACTCGCATTTGCTAAGCAGATTGAAGGCAAAGTCTCGAAGAAGGGCGTCAAGCTCTCCTTCACAGAGGAAGTCATCGCAGACTCCCTTTGGGACATTGTAGGTCTTCATGTTCGCGCAGCAGGTCGTGCAATGGCCCGTTTGAAGGAACAAATTGCCCTCAGTCGTTTCAAGGACGCAGCAACAATTGTGTTCGACAACGACAGTGGTTCATATGATGATACAACCGGTAGAGGGATCGATGGCGCGTTCAACGACACTCTTCACTGGGATGATGTTGTCGACATGGCTGCTGTTCTGATGGCAGAAAATCATGTCCCAACAGACTTTATCCTCCACCCATTGATGTGGTCGGTATTCTTGAAGGATGCGATTTTCCACACTGGTGGATCCGCTGCAGCTGTTAACACAAGCTGGGGCTACCGTCCAGACTCACCAAGTGGTGCACTCAATTCGACAGCCCCAATGGGTCTGAATGTAATTGTCACACCATTCGTAAGCTTCACTGCTAAGTCAGGTGCAACGCCAGCTAAGTCTGACGTGTTCTTGATTGACCGCAACGAAGTTGGTACCCTCCTTGTCAAGGATGAAATGAGCACAGATCAGTTTGATGATCCAACTCGTGACATTCGTCAGATGAAGATGAAAGAGCGTTACGACATCGTAATGCTTGGTGACGGTGAAGGTATCACTGTTGCTAGAAACGTTAATCTTGCTCGTAACTACGAAGTACAAGTTACAAACGAGATGGGCGCCCAATAACAAAAACCTTAGGGTTAGTTATAGTTACG